GGGGGCAAGCTGGACTCCAAGACGAAGCCGCAGGGCACCATCTCCGGCGTCGACCTGGCCCAGCTCTCCGTGAACTTCTGCCAGAAGTACCCGAACATTCCGTACACCCAGCAGTACGGCGGCACCCAGATGGGCGTGCTGTCGCAGAACCCTCCGCCCGGCCTGGACTGCTCCAGCTTCGTGCAGGCCATGTACTTGAGGGCGCTCGGGTCTCTGTATGACCTGCCCCGTGTGGCGGCGGCGCAGTACGGCGCGTGCAAGAAGGTGACGGTGGCGAAGGCCCTGGCGACGCCTGGTGCGCTGGTCTTCAAGGGCTCCTCGCCGGGCGGCATCTACCACGTGGAGATGAGCCTGGGTGACGGCAAGAGCACGATCGGCGCGCACCGCGCGGGTGCCAAGCCGCATGACGTCGGCGTCAACCCGCCGTCGGCGGCGTCGTACTGGGACTTCGGCGGCTTCCTGCCGCGCGTCGCGTACACCACGGGCGCGGGCACGGTCATCTTCGATGGGTCGGACGGCACCAGCGGGGGCGTCAACGACATGAGCGGCGACCCCGGGGTCGAGCTGGTCACCGGCGCCGACGCGCCCGGGTACAACCCCAAGGACCCGTTCGACAAGATGTTTGCCGACAACGCGTGGCTGCCGATCTCGACGGCGCAGAACGACCCGAACTACGCGCTGGCGCAGGCCCTGGCCGGGCCGCGAGCGCTGCTGAACGATCAGCCGTTGCTGCCGTACCTGAAGAACCTGTTCAACTCGTCGATGCGGTCGTTTTGCTCCGCGCCGAACGGCGACCTGATCGCCTGGTACCCGGACTACTACGGGATGTGGGGCACGGCCGCCAAGATGGTCATCCAGCCCATCGAGGTGCAGGACTTCGAGGTGTCCTGGTCGGATGACTACATGGTCACCCACCAGTTCGTGGTGACGTCACCGGTCAGCGGGAACCTCTTCGACCCGGCCACGGGGACCGTGCAGCAGTCCATCTCCGACAGCTACCTGTCCCAGTCGGCTCTCTTCACCACCGGCATCGTGACCATCGACTTCCCGGGTGTGTGGAAGGCGCTGTTCGGGATGGACAAGACAGACAAGCAGGCGAAGGAGTACGCGGACTGGATCAAGCAGCGGTTCGGTGCCCGGCCGGACTACCAGCAGCTGCCAGCCCTCATCGGTCCGAAGGCCGCACTGTTCTCGGCGATCTTCCTCTTCATGCGGCAGTTCGCCTTCCAGTACCAGGCCAACATCCCGCTGACGTTCATGCCGGAACTGTGGCCGGGGATGCTGCTGCAGTTCCCCGCCTTCAACTTCCAGGGCTACGTCACCACGGTCCAGCACGACTTCAAGTTCGGCGAGGGCGGCTACTTCAAGACGTCAGTGCAGCTCGCGGCCCCGGCCCGGCTCACTGGCGACAAGGACAAGCGGCTGCTCGGTCTGCCGATGGCGGGAGGCAACTGATGATGGGTCCAGGGAACGCCGCCACCCACGGGATCGGCTGGACGGTCAAGCAGGTCAAGGTCAGCTCGATCCTCACGGACAAGAAGTTCGCCCTGTGTGTCGACACCGAGGGCCAGCAACTGGAGGTCACCACGGCCATCCACCGCACCGGCATCACGCCGATGGTCGGCCAGACCTGGCTCGTCGACCGCACGTACGGCGTGTGGAGCTTCGCCGCCTGGGTCGACCTGACATGAAAAAAGTGAGACCCAGTGGGTCTCACTTTTCCCGGTACCAGAGTGAGACCCAGTGGGTCTCACTTTCGACTATCCGACGATCTCAGCAGCAGCCTCGTACTTGCGCCGCATGTCTTCGACGTACCTCTTGGCCTCGTCGGGGTCTTCCTTGTTCGCCTCGCGGAGGGTCTCCAGGTCGAGGATGCGCCCGGTCCGTCGCGCCTTCGCCAGCTGGTCCACGGCCTTGGACGGGGCCGACGTGCTGGGCTCGGGCTCGATGACGTCAGTGGCCTCGCCGAGAAGGAGGAGCCTGCGGGCCGCTACGGCGCCGCCGGAGTTGACCCGGCCCATCCTCTTCATCTCGGTGAACTGCTCACGGAGGTTCTTCTGGCGCTCCGGAGAGACGTCCGGCTCTCCATCGGGAGTGACAGGGATCTCGCCCTTCTCGTCCACGATGGTGGAGAACAGCTCACGGATGGTGCGCTCGTTGAGCGGCTCGTCTACCAGATCTCCGATGATCCGGTAGACCGGGACGGCTCGGCGGAGCCGGTAGACGTCCTGCTTGCCGAGGTCGAGCGGGGCGGCGAACTTCTCGATGGACTTGATGCCCGCGTCCTTCAGGCGGTCGCCCTGGGTGGCCCACCACAGGTACTCGCCCGCCGACGAGACGTAGTCCTTCTGCATCCTCCCGAGGCCGTTGGCGAGGCCCCGGTTGGCCCGTGCGATCCCGCGCCGGACGATGCCCACCTTCTCCAGGGGGTCTGCATCCTCGGGCGGCACGATGAACTGGAAGGGGTTGCCTTCCTCGGCTGCCGTGACGACCTGATCGGCGGTCGGGGTAACGACGGTGCTGGAAGGCATGGCCGGGGTTTCGGCCTGGTGGGGCACGGCGGCAGTCGCAGCCTCCTCCAGCGCCTGCAGCTCGACCTCGGGTTCGTCCTGCTCGCCGCGACGGGCAGGGGCCACCTCGCTGGTCGTCGCGCCTGCGGTGGCCTGCTGGATGCGCCTCTCTCGCGCGGTCAGCTTCTTGGCGACCGTCTTCTTGGCGGCGGGGGCTTCAACGCGGGGCATCAGCTGATGACCTCCTTCATGGCGTGGCGGAACAAGAGGCCCATCTCTTCGAGATGGTTGCGCTTCGGGGTCTCGTCCCAGGAGCGCGGGTACTCGGGGGCATCGCTGATCTCGAACTCCACGTCCACGAAGGCGATGTCGATCTTCTCGCGGATGTCGTCGTCAATTTTCGTCGCCATGATGGCCTCGACGACCGGCCGGGCGTCGGCCGCTAGCGTGTTCCGGCCGGTGCACTTCACCATGCACACGAAGACCTTCAGGCGGGCGTCGTTGGCCTTGCCTCCCCGCGCGGCAGTCTTGGCCGTCGGCGCGATGCGGTTCCACTCGAAGCCGGACGGAGCGAACGGGAGGAGCACCATGCGCGCCGACTGGCACAGCTCCCAGTACTCCTCCTTACCAGCGCCGCCGGAGTCGACGAGGATGACGTCGTATGCCTCGCGGAAGCTGTCGATGACGTCGTCGAGGTCGGGGGCGTCCTCGGCCTTGTTCTTGCAGTCGTAGGTGACCAGGTCGAACGGGACCTTCTCCGGCCCCCCAGGGCGGGCCTCCCGGACCTTGTACCAGTTGTCGATGCTCTGGCTGTTGTTGTCCGTGTCGATGACCAGAACCTTGAGGCCGAGGATCAAGGACAGGTAGAGGGCTACGAAGATGGTCATCGTGGTCTTGCCGGTGCCGCCCTTGAGCATGCCGACACCGATGACGAGACAGCCGTTGTCACTGATCCACGCTCGGATCTCTTCCTGCGAGGCGAGCAGCCGCTTCAGCTGCTGCCTGGGGAGCGTAGAAGTCTTCACTCCGGTCCCTTCTTAGGCGGGTTGTCGCCCACATCTTGCCGTACCGGCGATGCCCGGGTGCGCAGGAGCCGTGTTTCGGCCCTGTCTTGGAGCGGAAAGGGTGAGGAGGTGGGCTCATGAAGACGCTGGCGCTCGTCGGCGGGGACCTGGCACTGGGTGACGGCGGCTACCGGACGCTCACCGGCGCCGCCCGCATCCGACAGGACCTGGCACTCGCACTCGCCGAGCCGTACGGCCACGACAGCTATCACCCGCAGTTCGGGTCGGTGCTGGCCGCGCACATCGGTGAGCCGCTGACGCCGGAGCTGGAGCTGCTCGTGCGCGCCGAGGTGGTGCGGGTGGTGCAGCAGTACGTGGACGGCCAGCAGGCCCAGATCGCGGCCGACGCCCTGTCCGGCTCCCGGAGCCGGTTCAGCTTCCAGGACGTGGTGCAGTCGGTGCAGTCCATCAGCACGGACATCCAGTACGACACGATCAAGGTGACGATCGCGCTGAAGACGCAGTCCGGCGGAACGGTCCGGGTGCTGCGGACGGTGAGCACCTGACTTTTGCTGTGCGGCGCCTTCCTCTCGCCCTCAAGGGGTGACGAGAAGGAGGGCGCCGCATGGGTGTTTCCAGGGACGACATCGTCTCGCAGATGCGGGATGCACTGCTGGTCTCCGACCCGGAGCTGGACACGTCCATCGGCACCCCGGCGCGGAAGATCCTTGACGCGGTCTCCGCGTCGCTGGCGGACGCGTACGTGGAGAACCACCTGCTGTCGTACGCCTACGACATCGACAGCAAGACCGACGCCGACCTCGACAGCTTCTGCCAACTGTTCGGCATCGCGCGGATTGCGGCCCGGCGCTCGGTCGGAACGGTGACCTTCTCCCGGACTGGCGACCTGACCCCGACCGTCTTCATCCCGGTCGGCACGGAGATCGCGTCCTCGTCGAACTCCTCGATCGTGGTCACCACGGTGGTCGGCGGCACGCTGATGCCGGGAGCCTCCTCGGTCACGGTGCCGGTCCAGGCCGTGACGGCCGGACCCGAGGGCAACCTGGGCGCCGGGATGGCTACCCAGATCACCTCCCCGATCCAGGGGGTCAACACCGTCACCAACACGGCCGCCCTGACCGCTGGCATGTCGCGGGAGACTGACTCGGAGCTGCGGACCCGCTGGAAGTCGACGGTGTTCCGCTCGCTGGCCGGGACGGAGCAGATGTACCGGGGCGTGGCTCTGGACGACGGCGACTGCTACGCGGTGTCCGTCGTGGGCTCCTCGCGGACGCGGTCGGAGATCCTGCAGGTGCCCGTCAGCGGCAACACGGTCTGTCAGATCACGGACGCCCGCTACATCTACTCCTCGCCGGTGCAGGTGGCGAAGTCCGACGGCACGCCGCTGATCAAGGACTACGACTACACCTGGGTTCCGGCGAACCCGCCCCAGATCGCAGGGCTGTCGGCGAGCTTCCCGGCGGCCGGTGAGCTGCTCACGGTGTCGTACCAGTATCTGCCGGTGGTGAGCCGGAACGACCCGGCGAACAACATCACGAACCGGGTGGACCTCTTCGTCGGCGGTACCCGAGCGCAGTCGGCGCAGACGGCGTTGGTGTTCAAGCAGACCAAGGTGTTCCAGACCGTCTCGACGCTGGATCTGTACACCGGGGCGTGGCTGCGGTCGGATCAGACGCGGCCGGTGGCCAGCAACGTGTTTGTGCCGCTGCCGTTCGGGCCGATCGTGACTGTGCCGTCCACGCTGTCGGTCGCGGGGACGACATACGGCCTGGCGTCCACGGCGCACCCGCTGGGCACGGTGGCCAACGGCGTGACGTACGCCTACACGGTCGTCCATGAGGACACGGTGGACGGCTGGACGCCGACCTCGCGGTTCGGCCTGGAGTGGCACCACACCTACCTGCCTGCCGACGGCTCGCCGGTCTCCGTGGGTGGCAACGGCGACTACACCTACAACGAGGTGCCCTCCAGCGTGCAGGACGCGGTGAACCGGTGGAGGTTGACCGGGATCGACGCCAAGGTCCACCAGGCCAAGCAGCGCTGGCTGCGGTTCGCGCTGGGCGTGATGTACACGGTGTCGTCGACCGGGTCGGTTGACTCGGTCCAGGACGCCATCCGGTCCGCCTTGAGTGACTACCTGAACCGGATGGACTTCAACTCCAACGTCCAGATCAGCGACGTCCTCGCGGTCATCCACCAGGTGCCCGGCGTGGACAACTGCCGCCTGCTCAACGGCGCGGACGTGACCGGCTACAGCTCGGCCAATCCGAACGCGTCGATCGTGGGTGTCCAGCAGATTGCCCCGAATTCGGCGCCGAACTCGGCCGCTTTGTCCTCTTGGGTCGATGCGCCGACCGGTCGGGCCAAGGACATCTACTTCCGCGACGACGAACTGCCCGTGCTCGGCGGCGTGGTCTTCAAGACCCTCGCCCGGAACTCCTTCGGGGTGCTGTGATGGCAGACGACTTCCTCCACCAGGGCAGCGGCACTTTCGGGACCGCCGTCATCCCGGGCGGCCTGATTCCGCTGCAGGCCGACGTCACCGTGCCGCAGTCCACCGCGCTGGCCAGCGGCACCGGCATGCTCGTGGCCGACACGGCCGTCGCCGAGCAGCTGCGTCACTTCCCTGAGGAGGTCTACGACCTCCGGCCCACCTCGCACTTGGTCCGCCTGATGCAGGCGCTCCTCGGGGACTCTGGTGTCGGCCAGCTCCGCAAGCGGCTGCTGGTGGCCCAGTTGCAGAGCCTGTCCGTCTCGGGGGCAAGGTTTTTCGATCTCGACCGGTTCTATGGGGCGATCTTCAACGCCACCAGGAACGATGCCGAGGTCCTGCCGATCAACCCGATGGAGACGGCGACCGCCACGGCTGCCGAGTGGGACTCGATCGAGGCTGCCGACGCGTCCTTCCGGGACCGGATGACCGCGCTGGCCAAGGCCGTCGCGACGGGCGGCACCGTGCCGGGCCTGCAGGCGGCGGCCGAGGCCATCACCGGAGTCGAGGTCGACGTCTACGAGTCCTGGGCGCTGCTCGATGCCGCCGGGGACGCGGACGAGGTCGCGCACACTTGGGCCTGGATGGAGGCCGGTCACTGGAGCGACTACGAGGGTGAGATCTGGGGCGCTCTGGAGGGCACGCCGTTCTACGGCCGCTCGGGTTCCCTGACCCGTTCCGAGGTCCTGGTCCGGGTCAACCGCGACTACCCGACGACCCCGGAGGGCCGGGCGCAGCAGGCCAGCGACGAGTCGGCGCTGGTGCGTGTTCTTGAGCGGATCAAGCCTGCTCACATGCTTCTCACGGTCGATACGCAGGGCACTTCGGCTCTGGTGGCGCGCGGTATTGCCGGGGTGCGCTCAGACAGTGAGAACTGGGAGATCGTCCCGCAGGTCACCCCGAGTCAGGTGCCGACCAGCACGAACCCCTACCCGCTGTCGGCGATCCAGCAGCAGGACGGGGTGGATCCGGGTTCGGCCCGGGTGCTGCCCCGGCCGCCGCTGACCACCCGGCTCGGGGACGAGTGGTCGTACGGCCAGCAGGTCCCGACCTGTCGCTCCTACGCGGTCAGTCCGGACGACCCGGCCGACTTCACCGCGCCTGGAGCGGTGCCGGACGCCGACCTTGCCTCGGATGACCAGACGGTTGTTTGGAGGGATGGCACCTTGACTGTCTACCGTGCCTCCCTCGGTGCGCTTGACCCGTTGCTGAGCCACGCCGCGCGTGCCGGGGGTGACGGTGTGCTCATCGCCAACCCGTACTCCGGTGACCGCCGCACCGTCCTGACGACCGACTGACCCTGTCCGGTCCTTCTCATCCGCCCTCAAGGGGTGAGCTGAGGAGGACCACCAGTGGCCGATCTGTACGCCAACTATGCCGCGCTGGCAGCCGCGCGCCAGATCGGTGTGGACTACCGCATTCTGGTCCGTACGCCGCCCGGCTCCCGGCTGGCGCACATCGCCATCCACGGCGGTGGCATCGAGCCGGGTACCACGGAGATCGCGGACTACCTGGCCGGGTCGGCCAGCCGGTTCTACTCCTTCGACGGCATGCTGTCCTCGGGGAACAGCAACCTGCACATCACCTCGACGAACTTCGACGAGCCGCAGGCCCTGGACCTGGTGGCCGCCGCCGACTACGTCATCTCCTGGCACGGCGCCGCTGGAAGCGACCCGGTCACCTTCGTCGGTGGCCTGGACACGGAGACCGGTGAGCGGATCAAGGCGGCCCTGGAGCAGGCAGGGTTCACGGTTGCGCCTGGCAGCGACGAGCTGAACGGCAGCGACCCGGCGAACATCACCAACAAGGACGCCCGGCTCATGGGCGTGCAGATGGAGCTGTCGCTGGCGCAGCGGCAGTCCTTCTTCGAGGACTTCACCCGGGTCGGGCGGGACAGCGGGGCGCGCACGTCCGACTTCTACGCCTACATGACCGCGATCCAGACGGCGCTCAACGGCCTGGATGTGCCGGGCAAGGCCGTCGGCTCGGCATGGAAGGGCCGGGTTGCCCAGCCCGTGACCGGCACAGGGTCGGCGTCGGGTGACTTCGGGATCCCGGCGCTGGCTCCCTTGACTGTAGACGGCATGCCCCTTGACTCGCTCAAGGACGCGCTGCGCCTGTCAACCCAGCGGCAGGCGGCAGGCAACACGGAGCGGTTCTGGTCAAGCCCGCCGCGCAATAACGGTGACCCGACACGGGACGTCTTCGAGTTCTCTCTGGCCACGGCCCGGCCGGTCAACCGCATCTCGTTCTCCCTGGCCCGGTTCCCCCAGCGGGCCTGGGTGCAGTACCGCGACGCCGACGGGCTGTGGAAGCCGCTGCAGAACGCGCGCCTGGGCGGCCCGGTCCAGATCAGCATCCTGGACTCGGTCCCGGCAGTCATCCCTGCGGGTGTCCCGGACAACCTCAAGCTGCACCCGCAGCACTTCGGAGCCGGGCACTGGATGGCGCAGGAGGTCGACGTCCAGCCGGTCTCCGCGAGCCGGTTCAGGATCATCATGACCCGCCTGCCGTCGTCGGCGTACCCGCGCGGCTCGGACAACCAGCCGGTGTCGTACTCGCTGGGAGTCAAGGACGCGCTTGTCTCGTACCGTGCCTCCAGCTTGACTGACCTGCCGTGGCTGCCGCAGCAGGATGCCGAGCACACGGTGCCGATCGCCGGGTCAACCGACCTGCTCGGCTCCCAGGTTGACTACCTGCTCCGGCGCAACCGGGCAGACAACCTGGTGCCGCCCGCGTCCGGCGTGTGGCGGTGCGCGCCGCAGCCGGTCCCGAACGCCGTGGCAAGCCTGTACCTGGACCTGCGGACCTCGGACGGCAGCGCTCAAGTTATCGACCGGCTGTACCTTGACCCGGTCACGTCCGGGGTTTCGTGCAACCTGTACTACACCGACGCCACGGTGGTGCCCGAGCGGTTCGAGCCGTGCGACACCCCTCTGACCTCGCCTCTTGTCCGGGCAAGTACGGACACCCCGGCCGTTGACAGCGAGGGCGTGCTGTTTGACTCGGTCAACTCCTACCTGGACGTGGACAACCGGGCGCTCCAGTTCGACCCGGCTCAGCCTTTCCTGCTGGGCATGGTGGTCTACCCCCAGTTCACCTCTGGCGACACCGGAAAGTTCACCGTCCTGGACACCCCGGCCCTGACCGTCTGGATCGAGTCCGGGTCGGTCAAGGTCCGCCTGGGCGACCGCACGGTGGAGATGGACTCAGTCACGTTCGGGGTCAACGAGCGCATCCCGCTGGCAGTTGCCTACGACGGGTCGACCTTGACTGTGCGCACCCCGTGGCTGACCCGGATCCAGGAGGCAGCCCACGTCGTTGACCAGGCGCCCCCGACCGTGGTTCGGCTCGGCGGCCCGCTGTCCGGTCCGGGCGGCTCGATCCGGCTGCGCAACCTCTTCCTCGCGCTCGGCCGGGCCGCCGACGTCGACACCGTCGAGGCGTACTGGGACGACCCGGCCTCCTACGCCCTCGGCCCCGGCTACGGGAAGGACGCCCTCGCGCACACCAGCGCCAGTGCGATCCTGCGCATGGACCCCAGCCTGATCACGGCCGGGGAGGACTCGGTGTGCCCGTGGGGGCTGATCGGCGGGCCGCCGGTCGCCCTGGACGACCTGGTGTGGACGCCGGTCCCCGGGGACTTCGTCCTGCGCAAGGGGCTGATGAAGTTCCGGCCGATCAAGGCCCGGCACCTCAAGATGGAGTTCACCAACCTGCAGCCGATGGTGCTCACGCCATCCCAGGCCAGCCCTCTGGTGGAGACCAGGCTGTTCCCGGCCGACACCGGGCAGGGCTCCAGCATCGTCGCCTCCGGCACGCAGGTCTCCGGTGCAGCCCCGGCGGGCGCCCGGGTCGCCACCGAGCAGGGCGCGGTCTACCAGTACGTGGACGCCAACCGGATCGTGTCCTCCACGGCCAACAGCAGCCCGTACCTGGCCACGGAGGCCCTGTACGCGCCGGACCCGCTCGCGGCCCAGCAGCTGCGCCGCTCCGGGCAGCGGTTCCCGTACATGCCGCTGCCGGGCACTCAGGCGCCGCGCTTCACCAGCACGGGCGTGCACCGCTACCACGTGGTGCAGATGGCCATGGACACGAAGGTGGGTTACACCGTGGCGATCAGCCAGGTGCTGGCCTACCTGGCCGACCCGGTCGCGCAGCGGGACACCGAGCAGTACGTCGAGCTGTTCCATGACACGGCCTACCTGTCCGGCTACGACGCGTCCCAGCAGGGTGGCTGGAAGCACACCGGCACTGCGATGGTCACCACCGAGCAGCCGCCGTCCGACGGTGCGCAGACGGTCTCCAAGACGTTCGTGTCCAAGCGGCGCGTGCTGGCGGTGCAGTTCGCCGCGCAGACGTCCCAGCCTCAGCAGCTGGTCGCCGACCCGGACTTCGACGACCCGAGCCTGCACTTCTGGCGGCCGGTCGGCGACGCCACGGCGGAGTCCTCGAACGAGTTCGCCTCCACGATCGGCCGCATGGCCAGGGTCGCTCGCGGCCACTCGGCGTCCTCCTGGGGCTCGCTGGAGTCCCGCTTCGCGACCTGGGGTGACATCGAGGACTCCGACCCGCTGCCGAACCGGCCGCTGTGGTGGGAGATCGAGAACGCCACCTCTGAGGCCGACTTCGGCGGCATCGAGTCGCTGCGGCCGGTGACCCCGGCGCCGCGCGGCCGTCTGTATGCGGCGGCACGCGTCTACACCGACGGCCCGCTGGCCGCGCCGCTACTGCTGCAGCTGGTCAACGGCGACGGCCGGATCATCGCGTCGGCCTCGCACAGCTTCGACTCGGCGCAGATCGGCGAGTGGTACGTGGGTGCCACCGTCGACACCAGCCCGCCCAACCCGCTCACCTGGGACGCCGTGTCGGTCCATGGCACCCGCAAGTGGTCGGAGATGGAGACCCTCGGCATGTGGGGCGACGTCGCCCAGGACTGGGACGTGGACGACGTCCACGACGTCCGCGTCCGGGTCATCCAGGAGGGCAGCGCGGGCACCGGCGTGTGGCACGTCGACTCGCTGGCGGTCTTCAACGACCCGATCATCTGGGAGATCTCCCGCGACGGCGGCGTGAACTGGTACGAGATGATCGACATCAAGAACAACCCGCGCGGCGTCTTCCAGTTCCCGGACCTGCCCAACACCGACCGCTCCGGCGGCACGCAGCTGCGCTGGAGGGCCACCGGCTACGCCTCCAACCTGTCGCTGTCCTCGGTCATCCTGCGGCCCTGGTACGCCACGCTGAGCGGCGCGGTGCCCTACCAGGACACCCTGCAGGCCGCCGGGGCCGCCAGCTCCCTGGCCGACTACTACCCGCCGGTGGACTCCGACCCGCTGTTCCAGGGCTGGACCAGCCCCATCCCCGAGGACTGGTGGCTCGCGTTCCGCCAGTGGATGCAGCAGAACGCCCCGAAGACCGACCCGCTGCCCACGATCACCCTGCCCGACGCGGTGGCCGAGGGCACCAACGAGGGCGCTCCGCCCGCGCTGGCTCGCCACATCCTCACCGACGCCTTCGTCCTCAACCGCTAAGGAGCCGACGTGCGCGCGCACTTCAACCGCGCCCTGCTCGATCTGCAGGGCAACCAGGTGCCCACCGCCACGGTGCGGCTCCTGGTCCCCGGCACCACGACCTTCTACGGCCAGACCATCTACGCCCAGGCCACCGGCGGCACGACCTACACCAACCCGTGGACGGTCACGACCGGCGAGGTGGACTTCTACCTCGACGCCCCGGACCGCGTGCGCATCGGCGTCCAGGTCGGTGCGGACCCGGAGGAGTTCTGGGACAACGTCGATGTGACCGCCGTCAACTCCGACTCCACCCACCCCGGCTCCGGAGCCCAGTCCCTCCAGATCGGTGTCGGCGCGAGCGCCACCGGCGTGCACGCCACCGCCCTCGGCCAGGGCACCCAGGCCATCGCCGACTCCACCGTGGCCCTGGGCGAGCAGGCGACGGCCTCCGACATCGGCGCCCTGGCCGCAGGCTCCCAGTCGGACGCCACGGCGCCCGGGGCCGTGGCCGTCGGGCAGTCGGCGCTGGCTCAGGGCTCCCAGTCCACGGCCCTCGGCGACGCGGCGCGGGCGATGTTCAACCGCTCTGTCGCGATCGGAGCGGGCGCCCAGACCGACCGGCCCCACCAGGTCGTCATCGGTACGGCGGCCGACACCGCCTTCTTCCCTGGCGGGATCGCGCTGCAGAGCCCCAACGGCAGCACCTTCATGCTCGGCGTCACGAACGAGGGGCTGCTGTACACCCAGAAGCTGCCGACCTACGTGCCGCCGCCGGAGCCGGACGAGGGCACGGGTGAAAGCTCGGGCGATGGCGGGGACCCGCTGCCGGGTGACCCCGGCGGAGGCTGACGCCGGTTGCTGTGCCACGCCTCCCTGGTGACCGAAGGGGTGACGAGGGAGGCGAAGTGGCGCGAGCACACGTGATGCGGCCGATCACCGGCGAGACAGGCGACCTGCTGTACGGCGCGCAGGTCACCGTGCGTGAGTCCGGGCAGTCGGTGAAGGTGGCCCAGCCGCTGTACGCGGGGCCCACCGGCAACGATCAGCTGACGAATCCGTTCGTCACCGCCAACGGCGTGATCGACTTCTGGATGGACGAGCCGCAGCGTGTGTCGGTCCTGGTCCAGAAGGACGGCTTCTCCGACATCCTGGTCTACCTCGACGGGCCGCCGCCGCCGGAGGAAACCGCCCGCACCGACAGCCCGCTGCTCATCGTCGGCGAGCAGGTGCCCGGCAACGTGCTGCTGGCCGGTGACACCCCGGGCCAGGCCGTGTGGGGGCCGGTCCCGGCCAACTCCGGCGTCACGCCGAGGGTCACCGTCATCCACGAGGACTTCGCACTCGCCCGTGACCCGGCAGGCTGGTCGTTCACGCAGGCCGCGACCAGCACCCGCGACTACCCGGCCGAGGCGCCCACCGACTGGGGTCTCACCCGGTCCCTGCACGCCAGGCACACCGGCAACGCGGCCGACCTCGTCGCCCTCGCGCCGGGCTTCACCCTCGCCGAGGCGGGCTTCGTCTCGCTGTGGGTACGGCCGAGCCTGGCCACCGGTGAAAGCGTCATCATCGCGGCCACCACGCAGGGCGGCACGAAGACCGTGCTGGAGACGATCACCCAGACCCGGCCGTGGGGCTTCTACCGCTACCCGCTGGCCGCTGGCACCTACCAGTCCGTCTCCGTCGAGTTCAAGGGCGCGGCCACCTTCGTCGCGGGCACCGGCCATGAGGCATGGATGACCGGCCTGCAGATCATGTACGGCGGCACGGTCCCCGCGCACACCCACTCCGGGTCCGGCACCGGGTCGATAGCACTGGGTGCGAACGCGACCTCCTCAGGCCTGAACTCCATCGCCGTCGGCACCTGGGCACAGGCGTGGTACGCCAACGCCACGGCCTTTGGTAATGGCTCGAACGCCACGGCCGTAGACACCGTTGCGGTGGGCCCCACTGCCAAGGCGGTCTCTCAGAACGCGGTCGCCGTGGGCGCGCGCGCCACCGGGTCGCTGGCCAGCACTGGCTGGACGGCCGTCGGCGCGGACGCTTACGTCGACTCCACCGACGGCACGGCGATCGGCCGCCAGGCCAAGGCGTACGGCTCCGCCGGTAGCGCCATCGGTACCACCGCCTACGTCGGCCCCGGCGCCACCAACGCCGTGGCGATCGGCAAGAACGCCCAGGCCCTGGCTCCCGCCGCGCTGGCCCTGGGCGCCAACACCGTCGTGGCCGCCACCCACAACGGCTCCTCGGCCATCGGCGACGCCTCCAAGACCAGCGCGGCCCAGCAGACCACGTTCGGCAACCCCGACTACCCGTTCAACGCAGTCGTCATCGTGAACAAGCTGTACGCCCTCACGACGGTCAACATCGGCACGGACGCCACCAGTCGGCTGGGCTTCTTCGGCGCGGAGGGCACCGTCAAGCCGACCGTGACCGGCTCCGACGGCGGCAACCTCGCGCTGCGCAACCTGATCTCCGCGCTGGCCGGACTGGGCCTGCTGACCAACAACACCACGCCCTGAGGGAGACATGGCAGCCAACTCCGTAACCGGCCAGGTCGCCGCCGGGACCATCGACGGCTTCCTCCGCGACGACAAGGGCGACGGCACCCTCGGGCTGCCGGACTACTCCCTCGTGCCCTACACGTACTCGCAGATGCTCGGCGAGGAAGTCTCCGCGCCCCTGTGGTTCATCG